ATTATATTGTTATGACTAACGATGAAATGAGGGAGGTATTGATAAATAAATATTTTAAATATGAAAATAATAGAGTGAGAAACATTGATACCGAAGTTCACGACGGAAAATCTTATTTGTGCATCACTATCGATTTATAAGGGGGGTATGTACTATGTATGAAGTTGTTATTATTTGGTTAGACGGTGACAAAAACTTGCACACGTTCGACCGCATTGAAGACGCGATGGAATGTATTAACAATTATCGTTTCGCGTTTGGTAATCAAATCGCGTTTTCTGGTATAAACGATAGACGTTAATTTATTGGTTAATTCGCGGAGCATTCCCGCCCCGCGTTTAACATATATCAATAAACAAGTTTCTAAATGAAAGGAGAAACAAAAATGAAAGTATTATTATTTGGTAAGAAAAGGCAGACAAAGGACGGTAAGAACTTCACCGCGTACGTCAGCAAGTTAACCCGCAAAGACGGGAGCGAATTAACTGCTTCGGTCAAGTTCCGCGAGGAATGTGGCGCGCCCAAATTAGAGGAATGTCCTTGTTATATCGAGGTATCAAAGGACGACGCTAACCTTAATAAGCGAGTTATCGAAGCGACCACCGAAGACGGGGAAATTAAAGAAGTGGAAAGTTATACATTGTGGGTTACAAAGTGGAAGAAGTCTCCCGAAAAATACGTGGATCATTCTTTGGACGATTTCGCGGACTAATCACAACGCGCAAATTTGCCCCATTTCGGGCGAGAAACCAAAAGGGGGTATATTTCTACCCCCTTTTCATTTTAAACGAAAGGAGAACGCAAAATGAAGCGATTTGACTATATGCAACCCCAACCCATTGTAGGAGAAAACGCAAAGGCGTTGCGTCAACGGTGCGGAATAACACAAGAGGAATTCGCCGAAAAGGTGGGGACGTCCCGTCAGACAATTATCAATTTCGAAACGGGGAAGACGCAATCTATGACGTTATTACAAGCCTATTTACGTTTAGCAAAGGGGGAATTATAAATGAACACCCAACAACTTTTAAATCTTTCTTTGAAAGAATTAAACTCATTATCTGAAAAGGAACTACGCCGAGCGGTTTCGACGTTGCGAAGTACAGGACGAAAGCGTTACGAGCGACTATCAGAAAGCGACGAATATACGCCCGCCGTCAAGTATATGCAAAAATCGACAAAAGGTGACGTGATTTTTCCGACCGTTCGGAATATGGACACCACGCAATTAAAAAATGAATTTGCCCGTCAAAAGCACTTTCTTGAAATGCAAACGTCGACTAAAACGGGGGTTAAGAAAGCGCGGGAAAATATAAGAAGTACGACACAAGAAATTGTTAAACGTGATTTGAGCGACGCGGAAGTGACCGCAATTTGGGAAACCGTCGATAATTTGCGCGATGGTGAAATGGGCGGAATTTTGAATTATAGACAATTCCTCGATACCGCGTCGGAAGTAATGAGAGAAAACCCCGACTTTTCGCAAAAGGATTTACTCGATGAGTCAAAAAGGAGATTGAGAGAAATCTATGAAGACGAGCAACGCGCAAACACCATATACGCCAGCCAATTTATGCAACGACCTCGGAATTGACGTTGGCAAAATAAAGCGGTACAAGAAACGCAAGGAAGAATTTTACAATTATCCCGTTGCGTTCGATATCGAAACGTCGTCGTTTTACGATAACGGAGAACCGCGTGCGTGTATGTATGTATGGCAATTATGCTTAGGAGATAATGAAAAAATTATTGTCGGTCGGACGTGGGAAGAATTCAAGAATATAATATATTTAATTCGTAAAGAGTTCCACTTGAAGAAAGACCGCATTTTGATAATATGGGTTCATAATTTAGCCTATGAATTTCAATTCATTCGCAAGTTGTTTGAATGGCAAAAGGTTTTCTCTTTAGACACCCGCGAACCACTATACGCCCGTACCGAATACGGAATAGAATTTAGGTGTTCATATCGTTTATCGGGTTATTCGTTGCAAGTTCTCGCGAATAACTTGTTACGGCATAACTATAAAAAGTTGGTCGGGAATTTAGATTATAAGAAAATCCGTCATAGCGGGACGCCTATCACGGACGCGGAAATGGCTTACAATATCGCCGACGTACAAATAGTGTGTGCGTATATTCAAGAACGGATCGAGGACGACGGAAACATTACGAAACTACCATTAACGAAAACGGGTTACGTTCGAAACGCTTGTAAAATTGCTTGTTATGGATCAGATCACAAAAAGGATAAATACTATAACTATAAGAGGTTTATGGCTTCGCTTACAATGACCCCCGACGAATATATATTGCTACGGTGTGCTTTTATGGGCGGATATACCCACGCGAACGCCTACGCCGTAGGAAAAGTGATTAGAGGTGTTACGTCCCAAGACTTCACGTCTTCCTATCCCTATGTTTTATTCTCTGAAAAATACCCTATGTCGAAAGGTGAATTGTGCCACCCCGACGTGGAAGAAGTATATAAAAATTTGAACGTTTACGCGTGGGTGTTAGATATTGAACTGTACGACGTCGAAAGCATAACAACGCAAGACGATTTTATAAGCGCGTCGCGATGTATAGATTTAAAGGGAGCAACAACGAATAACGGACGGGTGAACCGCGCCGATTATATACACATTGTTGTTACGTCGGTGGATTTTCAGATTATATTTAATACTTACCGTTTTACGGGTGGCGTTAAAATTATACAGGCGTATAGGTATTATTTGTCCTATCTTCCGACCGATTTTATAAACGAAATGTTATCATATTACGAAGCAAAGACCACGTTAAAAGGTGTAGACGGAAAAGAAGCGGAATATCTAAACGGAAAGGAAAAATTAAATAGTTGTTTTGGTATGGTTTGCACTTCTCCCGTACGACCCGACATAATATATACGGCGTCGGACGAATGGGAAAAACAACCCGTATCGTTAGAAAAAGGAATTGAGAAATACAATAAAAACCCTAATCGTTTTTTACCGTATGTCGTCGGCGTATTTTGTACAGCTTATGCACGCCGTAATTTGTGGGACGGTATTTTAGCGGTCGGGGACGATTATATATACTCTGATACCGATAGCATAAAATTGACCAACTACGAAGGTCATAAAGACTATTTCGAAAACTATAATAAAATCGTTTTACAGAAATTACGGGACGCTTGCGATTTTCATAAGATACCCTTCGAACGCGTAGCCCCGAAGACAATAAAAGGAGAGACGAAAGTGCTTGGCGTGTGGGACTATGATGGATATTATCGCCGTTTTAAAACTCTTGGGGCAAAACGCTATATGGTAGACGACGGAGAAAAAATATCCCTTACCGTTTCGGGGTTAAATAAAAAACAGGCGATACCGTATTTATTAGATAAGTACGGAAAAGAAAAGATTTTCGACGCGTTCAAGGACGACGAATTCGGCATTGATAATATGCAAATCCCCGCTGGGCATAGCGGACGTAATGTGTCTACATATATTGACGAAGAAACCGACGGGGAAGTGATGGACTATTTGGGAAACGTGGGACACTATCACGAAGAAAGTTCGGTACATTTGGAGGAAAGCACATACACGCTTTCGCTTTCTAAGGATTATATAAAATTCTTATTAGGAATTGAAAAGGGGGTGTCATAATGTTGCGACGATTTATAATTAAATGGGCGCGCGGTGAATGTCGCCACGTTTGCCTATGGTGTAAATATAAACGCGAATGTGACTTATGAAAGGAGTTTGAACAATGGCACAAAAGAAACTTTCGGAAATTAAATATTATTCGCTCGATAAGATATTACGGAAGAACACACAATATAAAGTAATTTTTGGGAAACGGTCGAACGGTAAGACCTACGCCGTATTAGAAAGGGGTATTAAATTATACTTCCAAAACGGGCGGGAAATGGCGTATATCAGAAGAAACCGCGAGGACATAGGTGGGAAAAACGGTCAGACGCTTTTTGCAAATCACGTCGAAAACGGACTAATTGAAAAATACTCAAAAGGCATTTGGACGGACGTATATTACTACGGACGACGTTGGTATTTTTGCCGATATGAGGAAGACGACAAAGGAAACCGTCAACGCGTCACGGACGAAAAACCGTTCTGTTATGGGTTCGTATTGTCGGGAATGGAACACGATAAGAGTACATCATATCCGAACGTTCGAACGATAGTATTTGATGAATTCCTTTCCCGTACCGCGTACCTACCCGACGAATTTATTTTGTTTATGAACTGCCTTTCCACTATCGCCCGACTACGTACCGACGTAGAGATATATATGTTAGGTAATACCGTTAACAAATACTGCCCCTATTTTGCGGAAATGGGTTTAAAGAACGTTAAGACAATGAAAGCGGGGACTATCGACGTATATCAATACGGGGAAAGCGGTTTGAAAGTCGCCGTGGAATATACAAGCCCCACGACGGGCGCGACGGGTAAAGGAAACGTTTTATTTGCTTTCGACAACCCAAAATTGCAGATGATAACGCACGGAGACTGGGAAATAGACATCTATCCTCATTTACCCTACCGCTATAAAAAGGACGACATAATTTATACTTATTTCATAGAGTTCGACGGGGAACGCCTACAATGTGAAATCATACGTGGCGGGGAAGACGAAGAAGGAAAACGTATTGACGCCGTAATAACTTACATACACACCAAAACAAGCGAGTTTAAACACCCAGAAAGCGACGTAATATTTTCCCCCGAAATAAACCCGCTACGAAACCATTATACAAGGTTAACACGCCCCGTCGATAGGCGCACGGAGAAAATCGCGGAATGTTTCAAACTTGATAAAGTGTTCTACCAAAACAACGAAGTCGGGGAAATCGTCAACAATTATTTGAAGTGGTGCGGAACACATTAAAGAAAACCCACGGCGCAAAACCGTGGGTTATTTTTTCGAACGTTCGGAAAATGTTTCACGTGAAACATTTAGACGGGAGTACAAAACAAGTCGCGTTCGGCTTTACGTCTTTTGACAAGCCCCGAAAGAACTTTCCCACCCGCCTTATTATATAAAGGTATGGCGTCCGCGATTTGTCCTTTATTTCGCTTTCCGTTTTTGGTTAACTTCTTGAGATTTCCCAAGCCTAAATTATAGGCAAAGGAAACAAGCGCGTCGAACTCGTTTTGATTAAAACGGTATTTCGCAAGGATCAGCAAATTTACACCCCTTTCGAATTTCTCTAAATCTTTTATAAGAAGTTCTTCCGCTTTCTTCTTCGTGATTTTCTGACCCTCTTTCACGTCGCCCGTGTGACCGTAGCCAATAGTAAGAACACCTACGGCGTCATGATATGCGGTTAGTTTGCAACCCTCAAATTTTTTAATTAACTCAATGCCATTTTTCGACGTCTTCATTATTAGAACCCCCTTTCATTTCGCCGTGGTTATTGCTAACCCACATAAGACCGCCGTCTATCAAATCAGAAAGACGGTCAATCGCTTTCGTGTTTTCCTTTAACGTAGTTTCCAAAACACTTTGTAAATATTTTTCGTGTTGGTGCGAGTTCCACAAGGCAAAACACGCTACCGCAATCGGGAAACCCAAAGTTGCAACTAAATTTGTAAATACTTCCATTTTTTCAATCCTCACTTTCTTAAATTAACACTCCGTTCTTAAGTTCGTCTTCTATTGCTTTAAGTTCTTCTCCCGTGGCTTCGTCTATGTTTTCAATATTTACATATCGCGCGCGGACGTAACCACCAAGTGACCCAACAGATACATACTTGTTTTGTGACGCCCCGTCATATATGCGGAAATTGTCAGCGATTGCCGTTTGTGGTCTTCTGATAATGAGATAAGGCGTTTTAATTCCCATCGCGCCCGCGTTCCCGCTTATGCTTCCGCTATGTTCTACGCGGGTTTTCATTCCACCGATAGCGGACGCGCCAACACCTAACGCAAGGGGTAACATTGCACCGCCCGAAGCGACCGTACCGACTACACTTCCCGCAATTCCCAAAAGCCCCGAAACAATACCCATATATGAACCACTCGACAACGGATATTGAACGGCACAATTACCGCTATATGTGTACAACTGACCGCCCGACAAATCGCGTGTTACGTTTACCGAGCAAAGGCACGCGCCCGTCAACACGTCGATTTTGTACACGACATTGATTGAACCGCGCATTATGTCGTCCGTGTTAAGGCGGACAATACCGACAAAGGGTAAATACAGATATACTTCCGTTTGTGTGTAGTCTAACGCGTTGCCGAAATACTCATAGAGGTTAACCGTTCCACAATTTATTGTGGTGTATTGATTAGAAACCAAATTCGCGGAAACCCCGCTATTTAAATATCCGACTTTAATTGTCCCCGTTCCACTTGTAGCGGGTGTCGCGAAAATCTTATGTAACCCAATTATGGCTTGCATAGGATCATTGAAAATCTTTTTTAACTGCTCAACGAAATCGTTTGACCATAACCACGCACCAAAACTATTTAATTCCGCTTGCGAAGGATTGTAAATGGAATAAAGCGCGGAAGAACTTCCCGTTGGTATTACGGGGGTCGGTGTTACGCCGTCGCCCGTGTCGGGGTAGTCGTCGGGGTTCGGTTTTTCCGTCGGTTCGTAGGGGTCGGGCGTTGTGAAAATATCCAAGAAAGTTTCTATTAAATTGTCGGGGGAATTTTCCGTGATTGTGTCGCTTGCTTGGCTTGTACCCGTTCCTCCCGTCGGTTGTAATTCGCTTGTTGGCGTCGGTTTTGTTACATCGTCGGGAAAACCTACGGGGACATAAGTAAATGTTTCAACGCTTCCATCGGGTTGAACAACTTCGTTTGTGATAGCGCGGTTAAATAAGTCGGGGTATAATTCCTGTAAACGCGCGAGTACTTCAGCCGTCGTCATACTTTCGTTTATACCACTTGGAGTTGTTGCGCCAGATTGGGGAGTAATACCGCCAACACCACCCGTTTTAGTATCGTAGCCATATAGTAAAATGTATCTATAAGATTTGCCGTCAGCAGACCCGTGATGTGCGTCGTCAATAATATTATAACTACCTAAAACATAACCCGAAAAACTTGAAATAAATGCCGTTCCCATAACAGTATAATAATAAGTTTTACCATTAAATGTTTCAGATGACGCATTAGTGGGGTTTCCACCGGGAATTCCGTTCACATATCCTTCAATTTTAAACGGATTTTCTGAAACCATAGTAAAACCGTATTCATAACGACCGCTCGGAGTATCGCCGAAATACTCGGAACCAAATCTTTGGGTCATTATTACATCAGATGTATTATCTACATAAGAATAAGTGTGTGAGTCTGTTCCGTCAAAATATCCTATCGTGTCGCTCGTGACAATAGGCAAATATATGTTGGTCATATTTAAACCAGTGGTATCGTCTATCGTTTTACCGCTTTTCATATCAAAAGCGCCTTGTGAAATAAGATATTGCGCCACTTGTGCAAGTGCGCGTTGATCCATATAGGCTTGCGTTTCTCCCGTGTCTTTGTCTATACCGAAGACCATATTGAAAACGTCTTTCCCGCCTTGCGTGGAGCAAATACTGTCCCACGTTTGAGGGTTTATTGCGCCCATTCCGTTGCTATCCCAAAAATCGGGGTTCGCATTATATAATGCCTTGTCGATCGTCGCGCCTAATTGAATACCCGCGGAAACCGCGCCAACGCCAACCGCGACTTTTCCTAACGTAGCGGTGACGGTCGAACCACTTGAAACGGTTTTCAATCCACTTTCTGCCACGACTTTTCCCGTTCCGTCAACGGTCATATTCGCGGGTAATTTTGCCGTAGTGGTGCTTGCCATTGTTGCAATTTGTGTATTTGAGTTTACAACCGCGCTCGCACCTTGCGCCGACGTGGAAAAAACGTCTTCAATGGTATATCCAATTACCTTACCACTTTTAGATGTAATCACTTCAACGCCAGGGGTTTGCCTTAAAATGTTAGCGCAATTATCCGCGTTTATGCCATATTTTGCGACTTCGACCCATTGGTCAGAACCCACGCCATAATAATTTCCAACTGCTTCAACTAACTGCTGATATTGTGTTAAACCTGTCGTAGCCATATTTTCAACCCCCCGCCGTAATCAAAATAAATTCGCCGTTATCCAAGAACCCGTTGGAAAAATTAACAATGTCGGTCTTTGTCTTTACATTGGTTTTTAAATTTTCGTCGGGTAAATAAACGTCATTGTCCGTTGTACTTTTCTCCACGATGATATTTTGTTGTAGTATGTCCGCTTTGAAACTTTCCAAAACGTCAACCGATAAAGCGACGGTCAACAAACCTTTGCGATTAACGGTTATATCGTCGACAAAATAATATCGTTTGAATTGAGGTATATACACGTAGTTAAACCCCGTCGGACTTTCTCTTTGAATTAAAACCACGGGTTTCATTATCGACGTGTCGTCGCGTAACGTCCCCGTTAAAGTTTCAACTTCCGTCAAAGACTTGTTTATTTTGTTTTTCTCGGAGTTGTTTTTATATAAAATTATATTCATATAAACCCCCTTATTCGATATATATTGCGGGGAAACCGTCGTAACCGTCGGGCGGTAATATTAACCCGCTCCCCGTAGGTTTATAGCACGGTATCGGGTCAGAGGACGAAGGAATACTTAAAATAAAGTTAAGAAAACTTTCTCCCATCTGTAACCGATTTGAACCGCTACCAACAAACTTTTTACAAAAGCCCGCCGAACTTGTTAAATCTCCTCTCATAAAATATTCATCGGTGGAAACGTACCAAGTTTCACCATTATGTTCAAACGAACCAATAGCGGAAAAAGTGGGGCTATTTTCTACCGTATATTTAACGCCGTCGGCGATTTTAGAAATTAAAAGAGGACCGCTATAATTAGAATAACTCTGTTTCGCATAACAAACATACGCGAAATCGTCCGTAGTTTTATAAAATGTTCGACCACTTAACGTACATAATAAAGTGCGACTTGTCTCACATATATATTCATTTATGTCGGGCGGTGTATAACTGTAATTGGTGTATAAATCTCCTCCCGTTTTAATACTCCTTATCGCTTCGGGCATTTCTTCGGGCGTATATGCGTCCGCACTTTTGATCTTTTCTCTTATCGCGTCCGCGATATTTTCAAAATATGTTCTAATACTCATATTATAAAAGCGGGTGTTTTACGTCCACCCGCGACGACGTTGTTTTTCCGAACGTTCGGAAAATGAGAAAGGAGACTAGGCAATATAGAAAACTACAAAGTTTTCGTTTCCATCGTTCCACATACCCTGAGTGTAGTGGTAGAAGTTGTTAGTGAAGTCGCCCTTTGCGTTGTAAGCCGTTGTCACGTATCTGTCTACGTTGGCAACGCCCAACGCGTCACGGTCGAACATTACGGCGATAATACCGCTTGCGTCAATGGTATGTCCAGCACTCGTCTGAATTTTAATCGCGCTTGTGGAACTAAATCCATAATCAACACCCGATCCTTGCCAATATACGGTTCTTTCTGCGCGAGGTAGTGCGGTGTACTGTTCGTTGAATGTGTCAGACTGTAAATAAACGTCTGCCCCGTTTGCAAACTCGGAAAGCATAACAATATGCAATCTATCGTCGGGGGTAAAGCGTTCCTGTCCGCCCATATTGAAAAGAGTTGACATAACCTTAATACGGTCAATATAATTCTTGAATACAAGAATTGACTTTCTGATTGCGTCGGGGGTTCTTAAGAACTCGTCCGCCGTAATAGCGTCCGCTTCGGGAACGGTATCGTTGTACAGCTTCAAAAGGTTAACGGCGCGGACACCACTGACCCCGCTATACTGTCCGTTAGGAAATTCCGCGTAAAGAGTTTCGCCGATCATATTGTTAATCGCCCGCATAATGAGCGCGTCGGTTTTAATGGTTGCGGAGTTGTTTACGCTTGTATAAAGCATAGAAACGAAAGAATTCAACTGCGTTACGGAGTCGAAGGCACTCTTAATCTGTTTTGTCGTAATGGACAACTGAATGTCAAAGGTAATACGATCATTGAAAAACTTCACCGTCACTTCGGGGTTCTTGTAAATATATGGATCGTAACTCTGACCGTCTTGTAACTGCCAAGTCTCGTTTTCTTGCGCTTCGGGAAGTGCCACGGAAACTTTTTCGAGGATAGAACCGTACTCCCACCCGTCAACAAGTACGGACGGGGCGCGACCGCCATAAACTCTGTCTACAAAGACCATACGCCCGACGTGGTCAACAAGTGCTTTTGTGACCGCGTCATATCCTACGGAGTTTTCGAACGTCTGCCCCAAGTCGACAACGTTGGAAAGGTCTTCCGCTACGATGATACTATCACCAACTAATTCGTTGGTTACGGTGTTCATAAGTTGATAAATCTGTTCTACTTTCATAATTCACTTTTTCCTTTCTTTATGCTTTTGTGTACGTTACCGCGTCGGCACTTGTGATAGACAACGAACCGCCGTTCGCAAGTGTGGTAGAGTAAACGCCATCGTTTTCGGAAATGTTAACGACTTCGTCGTTTAATGCCATAGCCGTTGCGTTTGCGCTTGCCCTTACTGTTAGACCCGACAAAAGAAATACTTTTCGATTGTTGTTCTTTAGACGGGAATACACACCCGTGATTGTTGTTGCGTTTCCGCTTGTCAAAACTTCGTCTTTGAAATCGACAATTTGATAACCGCCTTTGTACATTGTAAATACCTACCTTTCTAATACTGTCTTGTTGTTACGCCATCAATCGCTTCAAACGTTGACGTCCGTAGTTCATTTATACTTAAATTGATGGAAGTTGTGTTTGCATCAATTTTAGTATTAGTATTACCTATCGCGTCGAACGTAGACTCGCGGAGTTCGTTTATACTTAAATTGATAGACGCCGTGCTGGTGTCAATTTTTGCGTCCATCTCGTTTAACTTCTCCATAATTTGAGCATTTCCGCCACCGCCCGAACCGCTACAAGACGAAAGAATAGGGGCTATATAACTATCGCCATACGTCGCGATAGTTAATGTTTTATCTACGGACGGAAAGACGATTTTGTAGAAGAAGTTCCACAAATATAACTCGCGTTCGCTTTGGATCATCTGTTGCGAAGTGGTAACGCCGATATTGCCCGAACGTGTCAACGTTCTTTCGTCCGACCGTTCGCCCGCGTCGGTTTCCGTCAAATTGTCGGTGCGGGTGTCGTTTACGGTGTTCTGCGCGGTTGCGCTCGATGTGGTTTCGCTTGCGGTGTCATTTACGGCCGTAGAAGAATTAAAACCGTACACGTCGTTGTCCGCGCTACCACTTGCGGACGACGTGCCGTTTTCCGTTCGAACGTCCCCGACCGTCCCCGTGTTGTGACGTTCGTTTGAAGTCGTACCGCTTGCGGTTTCTGTTTCGGTCATATCATAATTCGAAATCGGGTTATATTCAAAACCTAACGTTGCATATTCTTTCGCCCAATTAACGCCGTTAAGATTATAAATAATTGTCGCTAATTGATTTATACGGGTGTTTGATAACGTGGTGTCTTCGTCAACATTCAAAAGACGTTTTACCAACGGGGAAAGGTTTTTCGAACCACTAATATTTCCGAAATATTCCGCGTCTAATATTGCGCCGTCAATATCATTTTTCCACGGCACATTGAAATTATTAAGTGCGGAAAAAATTCCACCTGTCAACCAATTTTCGAAAACGTCAATCAACTTTTTCTTCATTGTCTTCGTCTTCCTCGCTTTCTTCGGGTTCGTCTTCAGGTTCTTCGTTTTCCGAACGTTCGGAATTTTCGTCTGTTGATATGTTTATATTTATGTCGATAACTTCTTCGGGTTCGGTTTCTTCGTCTTCTACTTCGTCGCCAGATATGTCACTATCGCCACCAATAGCATCACCATTATCGTCGGCAGGTGTTCCATCGTCTTCGATTTCCTCACTTTCTTCGTCTTCGGTTTCCTCGTTTTTGTCGGGTTCGTCTTCTTGCGTTTCGGGCATCATATCGACGTACATTTTATCTAAATCCCAAATCGCATTTAATTTAACGGTTAACCCGTCCAAGTCGTAACGGTCGCCGTACATTTCGCGGATTTCCTCGCACGCTTTAAGACGCCACTCCAACATATTGTCTACAAGAGGAATTAACGCGTCGTCTGTCATTTCCGCTTCCGCACTAACAATGCGTTCACGCTTCATATTATAGTTAGAGTTTAACCCGATTTCATTAAACCACGACGCCTTTAAATATTGCTCATATTCAATTAGGTCTTTAATAGTTCGTGATCCGTTCGACGTCTTATCATTTCTTATTCCGTCAAAAAACTCGGAAGAAGAAATCGCGCCGAACTGACCACGGACAATGCCGTTTAAGAATTCCTTTGCGCTTTCATACGTCCTGTCATCGTCGGCACTAATCAAATTATCGATACGATAACAGATTGAAAGCATATTCATAGAGATTTCGTTTTCGTTAAGCATAGCCCCGTATTTAATAAACAACGGAATTAAACCAAGCGCGAACTTATCGTTACGGGCGCGGACACAATCAATACCGATTTCCAATTCCTTGTTAAACTCCAAATACGGGTTCGCCACCGTGTATATTGTGGGTTCATAATATGCGTTTTGCATACCACCTAACCCACCAAAAAACGCATATAAACCCGCGTCTCCACGTCCTTCGGGTACGTCTTTTACTTCTGTAATACAAGCGTTTCCGCAAGTTTGTAGAAGTTGTTCAAGGTTGTGCGCGGGGATTGTGTCGGGTAGTCCTTCCCATTCAAAAATTTGTTGCGTGCGGTTGAGCATATACAAAACAAGATCACGCGTGC